TTCTCCTATATAGAATTCATAAATATTATAGCCTTCCTCTGTTGATGAAATAGAACCAGCTTGATAAGGAACACCGTCTAATGTAATTACAATACACGAACAAAAGTTCTCATCAATCTTATCTGTCTGAATGTAAATTTGGACTTTTCTATTCATTACATATTGGTATATACAAGTGCTTTTAAATATTCAAACTCTAATTGGTAGTTAATCAGTTTATCGTTTATGTGTCTGAATAATTGTGTTTGATTCGTGTTTAGTTTGACAGGGAAAGGCATATATTCAGTTTCTTCTATTGTAGCATCATTTCCAATAGTTAAAAGCAATTTTTCGGATAACATTATTTGCTGTAAAATAATATTCCAACTTTCAGGCTTCCAATTTGTGTTTATGGTAAATGAATGCACTCCGTTTTTATTAAATTCCTGTTTTTCTGCTTCTACTGCATAATTATCGAAGTTAGTCTGATATAACTGATAAGAATTAGCATTTACTTGCATATTGTATTTAATGCTTCCACTCATACAACTACTTTCAAAGAATCCGTATTTGTTTATGTAGGTGACTTCTGAATAATTATTACATATTTCTTCTAATTTGAATGTATATGTAACAATTAATTCATCGCTTGAATTATATACTGATACTTCAAAATTTAACAATGTTATTCCGTTATATTGGATTGGATTGTCTGTATCTATTGTGTAATTACCAAATCCCTCTCCTCCTATTTCTTCCCATTCTAAATAATAACCATTACCATTGATAAAATTAAATACAGGTGTTGAACAGAAATAATTTACTTCCGTGTTTGAGTAGTTATTACCTATCGTTATAGTTGTATCTGAAATAGGATTATTATAACTACTATTTCCACTTATAACATAACCATCCGTTGCAAAGTATTCAGTAGTATCTAATAGTGTATATGTTCCTGTAACTAAATTGTATCTCTTTACTTTTACATTACACCAATGGAAATCTGTGTCATCTGTGTACGGATGTTCATTCTTTATGTACTCACGGATGTAATTACTTATGTCATATCTCATTAAGAAGTTAGTAGGTGAAGCGACAAACTTACTCAACACATAATTCGGAGAAACAGGTGCAGAGCCAGTGCCATTCCAAATGAATAACTCAATCTTGCTTCCATCGGATGTTGTTTCATCTACTTCAACTAAAAAAGGACTTCTTGCTAATATGATAGGTTTACTCATTTCTTATAATTTGTTAGTGTATATTGTAGGAATTCACTCATATCTAATCCGTAGGCTTCAATCAAATCGTTTGATAACTTTTTATATTCGTTTTCAAAAGGTTTAGTAAAGAATAGACTTGGTTTAAATCCTTTCTTATAGATACTTTTTGCTATTGCAAATTGAAGTGATTTTCTACTCATTAATTTACCACTCTTATCTCTTGGTGCAAGTCCTCGTCTTACAATCCATTTATCCAACTTTCTTGCTGGTGGCATCTTTGAAGTATATTTATATGGCGTATTGTATTTTTTTTCTACACCACTTACTCCTTTATCAACGAACTCTCCATAATCAGCCATAGTAAAGTCTAACTGAAAAGAATTAGCACTACCTTTTAAGTCAGAATCTAAACTATTATACAAGCGTTTTGATGCGTTCTTTCCTGTTTTGGTAAGGTTAGACTTCGCTTGTTGTATAACTCGCTTTCTAAACGTATTTAATTCGTCTTTTAGATGCTCTAACATTAGTTAATTGTTGCGATTTGGTCACCTGTACTTTGAACACTTGCAGGATTTGTTGGTATTCTATCTGTTGCAGTTTTTATGGCTGTTGAATTTATCTCTGTGTCATCTGTTGTTATGTTTTTTGCAGATGTCAACTCCCTTGTTGCATATGCCCAAATACTTGCTTCGGTTACTGTTGTTGCCGATGGTGTTTGGTCTCTGTAATTTTTAAAAGTAGTAGGTGTATCGTAATAATAAATATTAGTAACAGATAACAATGCTTTAAATAACATTAAGGCATCCATTCCGTTTGAATTACCATTGATATTCGTTGCGTTAATGATAAACTGTGTTTTATTTATATATGGTGCTGTACCTGTATAAGATTGAATTGCTGGGGATGTCGTACTTGCAGTAATATCGGTTATTGCTGATGCTGTTGGCGTTGCTGTGGCAAAATTCCAAGTATAACCTACATATTGACTTGATGCATTGTTTTCATTTTGTTGCTGAATACCTGCAATACTGTTACCACCCTCAATTGTTGTTGCTTTATATATTACTATTCCTGATGTTGTATTGTTGTTTATTGCTGCTGCTGTACCACCTGTAATTTTAGTGCAATTTACATAAATAGTGTTTCCTGTTGCTGCAGATGGAATATGTATTGCATAAGCAGTATTTGCAGTAATACCACTCAAAATTTCATCGGCAGTTATATATATTTTTGAGTTAGTGCAGTTTATGTATATACCGTGAGATGTTGCAGCAGATGAAAAGCCACCTGTAATATCCCCACTACACAATATTTGCATTACTGATGGCTGTGATGTTGGTGAACCTAAAATTGTTATTGTATTACCTGCTGTTGTTAACTGACTTGACTCAATTCCTCCTGCACCCACTGTTACTGTTGGCGAGTAAGTATTTGTAATTGTAATTTGTGCTGTACCTCCTGCATTTGCATTGACAGTAAAACCTGTTGTTGCTTTATTACTAATTTTATTAACGTTTACTGTTACTCCTGAATCTATTATAACTGTCTTATTATGTAAATAAGCATCATCTGCTGATGTTGGAACTGTACCAGTTGTGTTTGTAGACATATTAGTCCAATTGGCTGCTGTACTCCAATTTAAAATACCTGTTGTTCCTGAATATAAATAACTTGCCATATCTTAACTATAAATTAAATCTGCTCTATTTGTCCAAGCACCTGTAGCAACTCCTTTTGTTGTTGTTCCATCACTTGCTAATGTTAATTTTGTTATTGTCCATACTGATGCACTCTCTGAACTTCCTTGTGATGCGTGACCATTATAGTCATAAGGAGAAGCAAATGAGTGTAATCTGTCTAATTGTGTTTCAGCCATTACTCCTGCTTGTTGTGTAACAGTGAATATTGCACTTGCAGTTGAAGGTGGTGGATTTCCTGCTGCATAATACTGCATTGTGACTTGTGTACTTGAAGCACTCCATACAATCTCGTAATAATCCCCCGAATTTAATTCAAGCAAGTAATTCCAAGAAACAATTGAATGACCATTTACTCCTCCGTGTTTATTTGGTATCGAACAATATCCTGCTGAACCTACTACATCAGTTCCGTTCTTTCTTAACCAAATAGTTACATCTTGTAATTGTGTATCAGTGTTTTGAAACTGACTACTGAATTGTAAGTTATAAACACCACCATTTGCAAACGTTATTCTTGAATCACTTACTACTGTTACCTCGTTTGACAAGTCCATAGTTCTGAACTTCATCGGATAACCTGTGTTTATTGTAGCAACAGTCTGTGTTGCGTCATCTTGATATTGTGCGTAATAACCTAATGCAGTTAATTGCGAAGGTTTATTTTTTATGTAGTCTAAAGCACTTGTGTTGGCTTGTGTCCAATCTGATTGAATCTGTGCAGCAGGAATAGTTAAAGTAACAGCACCTGTTAATCCATTTACTGAAGTTACTGCATCCGTAGCTGGAGAATGTTGCCAAATAGTACCATTGTACATCACCCAATCACCAACTCCAAAACTTATAGCACCTGCTCCAAAGTTTACACTACCTGCTACTGAACATCGATATACATCTCCTGCGTTACCTGTGCCATTCGCTAATGTTGGTGTATTTGTTGAAGCATCCCAAGCACCTTTAAACTCCATTACTGAATTTGGTAATTGTGTAGCTGGAATCTTACCTCCAGAATCTAAAGAAGCATATCCATTTGCGTTTCCTTTCTCGCTTGTGTTTTGCTTATTACCTAACTCCGTGTTTATGTTGTCTAACTCTGTTTGTAAGTCTGTTTGATCTGATAATGTACCTGTAATATCTCCCCAAACAACTGCACCACCACCACCACCTGATAGTTGTACATACTCTGTACCATCCCAATAATAACTGAAATCTGTATCCTCTGCAATATAAATAGTCTTTACACTACCCGTTGCAGGAAATTCAGTAATATCGGCATACGTTAGTATTTGTGAATTTATGTTAATATCTATTGCCATATAATGTTAATTGTTTCGTTGCTTAAAGTTGCTACTTCTATTGTCTCCTGTAGGACTTCATCAACATATACGTTAAATGTTGTATCAGGTAGTATGATTATCTCTTCTGCTCCACTATCAATATAACCTTGCTCAATTATTGTATTATCCGTGTTTTTGATTACAAAGTGTGCAGCCAAACAATCATCAGGTATAGGAACTAATCCATCACAAGATGTCATTGTGTTAGGAATAAGAACATCAAATGTACCTGTCCATCCGGCAAGACTATTTTCAAATCGTTCTGTGAAGTTTTCACAAGTTGGATTGCCATCTAACTGATACAAGTCTTTAGATAAACTTCCTGTTTTTAATACTTGAAATAATCTATTTAAAACTGCCAGTTGTGTATTAAGAATGTCCTGTTCATTCGTGTTACCTACAAACCAATCTGTGATGTTATCTTTGCTCTCATCGAGAATATCCATAGCGATAACAGAAACGTTAAATCGCCATATATTATTCTCCATCGTTGCTTCATTCACCATCAAGTGGCAAAGTGGAAAAATAGTCTGTTTATTTAAGTCAATTTTAAAGATGTCGCCATAAGTAACCGTGTTTACATTCGGATCATCTTCAAGTTGAATTTTTATTCTTTCTAATATGTTGTAAAAACCTTGCATCTATTTCTTTAGTCTTGCTATTTCAATATCGTTCTTTTCTTTCTCATACATCAAGTATGTAAGGCATTGCCTAACTGGTAACTCGGTAACTGCATCAAATCGTGTAAGGTCTCCTTTAGCGATTGTATAGATTGAATTATACCATCCCCATTTTGCTCCAAATTGTGCTTCTGCTGAATAGTCATTTCCGTTACTTCCTCCTTTAAATAGTCCATCGTAGCCATCAATAAGTCGTTGCTTAAATTCCAAAAAAAAAGCATACTACCAAATACTGCACTCATAGGTGCAAACTTCATCGCTTCTTCTAATGCTTCTGTTCCTGTGTACTTGGCAATCTCGTATTGTTCTTTCTTCGTCTTTATGACAGGTCGATACATTACAGCCATTGCCTTGTTCATCGTTTCCCAATTACCGATAGTTGTTTCAAGGTCTATGTACTCACCGAAACTCATATCTTCCAAATTCGGAATGAATCCAAACTCCATATCAGATAACTTGAATCTCTGCACTAACTTAGGCTTATTCTCAAACATCTTAGTAAGTGATTCGATTATTGCTACTGCATCTGAGTATTTAATCATTTGAACGTAACTCATCTTGATATTACAGAATATAGAAATCATCTTTTGTGCGATAAATTCCTCATCCTTATTTTGGTCAACAACTTTTAAGTATTCCTGATATTGACCAAGTGTAATCTCATCTAATGAAGTTGGTATCTGTATATCTACGTTCATATATTTATATAACTTAATTTCCGTGTTTCTGTTGTATGTAATCAAATGCCTTGCATAACAATTGAAAATGCCTGTGCATTACAAATGGATTATCGAATACTATCTTCACTCGCTTACCTGTAGTATCAAAGATGTAATCTTGAATCACTGCACTATAATGCTCTATGCTTATATGCTCTACCATATATGATACTTTTCTCTGTTATTCTTTAAGCCTAAAGTTTCCATTTCATGATATCTCAAAGCATCTATTGCGTGATTAAAGTTGTCAATAGGTTTGTTTAGTTTGATTCCTGTTTTATCAGTTGCCCAGCAGTAACTTCGTAACTCCTTAATCAGATTGATACTATTCGACGTTACTAAATAATTCTGTGATTGCATTATCTGAATACCGAAATTGATACTATCCTGTCCTTTCGTAACTCCTGAAATTAACTTTCCGAATCTTCGTATTTCTTCGATTGATTTAGGCTCTGAACTATCAGCATAAATAGGAACATTATTAGGAAGGTGTTTAGCAATGTCGCTATTAACTAAGCCTTGTTGATAAACTAATTCGTTGACTATTCGTTGCCCATTGTAGTTGTACACTTCGATTATCGTTGTAGGGTCATTCGTGTAACCAAAATCGACACCGATGCCTAATAACTTTGCTTCACTTGGTATTGTGTCTATTGTTTTCCAATTATTAAACACTACACCTTGAAGACTTCCTATTTGACCTAATCCGTAAACATTCCACCAATTCTCCCAATACGATGAAGTCTTTGCTTTCTCCCTGTTTTTCTCAATCTCTTTAACGATGCTTTCATCAAGTGCTTCGTTGTCTAAATAAGTCAAGATAAGAAAGTCGGTGTCTTCCGTATCTTTTAACTCATTATGTACCCAAAACTCATTCGCAGGATTGAAGTCTAAATAAATTTCCTTTTTTGTACGGATTGCTAATTCATTGTAACTTTCAAACGTTACATTATTACACTCATTGATGTATAAGATGTCACGTCTTGCTCCACGAAGTTTAGAACTATCATCAGCAGAGAAAAACTCTATGTAACTGCCATTCCAAAACTCATACCTTAGAAGGCTTCGATTAAATCGTTCATCAAAGTATCTTCCCGTTTGTTGCATTATCTTGATGCAGTCTTTCATCGCACCTCTACGCAAATGTGGGATGCTTTCTGCTACGATACTAATCTCCGTGTTTGGATACGTTGCAGCCTTTGTAATTAGAATAGGGAGTATTCCGTACGTCTTACCGGCACTTGTTCCTCCCTGTACTATCTTGATACGTTTCTTTAAACTATTTATCTTGCGTATTGCCGATGTTATTATCATCTAAACTAAATAGTGGTTGCTCGATATTTGTTTGTTCTACTTGCTCTTTTAAGCCATTTAAACGTTGTGTGATGCTTGGATTGTATTGTCCTACCATACCACCCTCGATTTGGTCTTGTCGTATAATTTCCTTTATATGCGTACAGATAGTCACAAATTCATTAAATCTTTTATCAGGATTATCAAAGTATTGTTTTACACATCCTACTTTATCGAAGCAATAAACTCTGAATCCTTCCATTGTTAAAGGTCTTTCAAGTGGTTCTGCTCTTTCTTCAAACTCCTTACCTCCGAATACTGATTTGATTCTTGGATTACTCTTTACATCTTCTCTATACTTTTTGAATAGTTCGTATAGTTGTTCTGGTGATTCGAGATTGCGTGGTCTTCCTACTTTAGCCATTATTTTCTTCTTTGTATGTATTGTATACTTTTGCTAATTCTGAATGTACCTCACGGAAACAACTTGAACAGGATGTAGGTCTTTTATTTGTATTGAATACTCTGTTATATATCTTAAGTAGCATCTGTTGTGTACTTACGTTTATTTCGTTCCGTGTTTCTGCAAAATACGTATGTAAGTAATTATACTCATCCTCATTCAAGCATTGTGGCTTCTTATATGGAAACCACTCATTTAATTTTTGTTTACGTTCCTCACAACCACAATCATCTCCAGCAATAAATTTTACTGCTTGTGCAATACCTGTTGCTTCAAGTACTTTCTCTACTGTATCTCCGAGTCCTTTACTTGGTTTTCTTCCCTTTGCCATTTTGCTCTAATAAATAGTTAACACCCATTAATAATCCTATAAGGAAATGATAGTCTACTGTGTTGAATCTATCCTGTTTTCCTATTACTTCAATCTTGGCAGTTATGTCTTCTAACTGCTCTTTAAGAAACTTATCTACTTGTTTCATTGCTTATATATTTAATTAACTCTTTTTCGTTCTTTATGTTTTTGGCTTCGTGTTTTTGTATCCTTATGTATTCAGTCTTTCCTTTATGGAGTACTGTAAAAATAGTTGTCAATTCTCCCTGCTCGTAATATTCCTCTATGTTTAATACTTTCATCAGTTTAATGTAAATAAAATGTTCTTATATTCTGCTATCTCAAAATCAAAATGATTGCTTTGTTCTAATCCTTGCATTAAGATATACTGATGGAATCCGTAAAGTATCATATATCCGATAACAATTCTTTCTAACTGCTCAAAGTCTGTTTTTAGGTAGACTATCTGACCAATGCGATACTTAAATTCTTTCGTAATCTTCATTGATAAAATCTTCGTAGTGTTCACTGCAATTCTCTTGTACTCTCTCTTTGCAGTTCTTTAGTGTGTTGTAAATAGATGATAAACTTATCTTAGTCTTATCTGCAAGTTCTCGCATTGTTATATCTGAATCTTTATAGACTTTGAATAGCATAGCATCATACCAATGCCACGAATCTATCTCATCGTTTAATCGTTGACTAAATATTTCAAATCCGTGTTTTGCTTCATCTAATTCTTCATCCTCTACATCGAACTTATCAGATAACCTTGCGATGTCAATTCTGTTTCCGTGTTTCTTTAGGTCATTGTATATGTTGCGTAGCACAAACCAAACATAAGCCTTATTCACTTCTCCGTTATTGACTATCTTATCTTCTGATGTATATCGGTTGATTCGTAGATACATTTCCTGCACTATGTCCTCTGCATAGTCACTTTCTCCCCAACTTCGTACTATCTTCAAGTATTCGTTGTGATATTTAGCAATGTATGTTAACCAATCTGCACTCAATAGTGCAAAATTTAACCTAATTTTCTATATATCAGTATTAAAATAGAAGATATTACAAAATCAGTTATTAACAATAATATAGTTTTCATAGTTATATTTTAAAGTTTTGCTTGAAGTTTAAGTTCTTTGATGTGTTTTAACACTTGATTTTTGGATTTAAAGTATAATGTTTCAAACTTTTGAGTTTCAGAATTTAAAATAATCAATTTCATATCTCTTAATGCTCTGGCTTTTGTACAGGAATGACAGACAATGCATCTGCCCATGTCAGCCTTTAACTGATATTTGCGTGAATTGACAGTGAAACAGTCTAATGTTTTAATTTTCTTACACTCAAAGCATCTTTTCTTTTCCATTACCTTCAGCAATTTCAATTAACTTCTCTAAACAAGCAAGTTCTGCTTCTTCATAAGTAAGATAATATAGTTCATTATTTGCTCTTACAAATTCACGACTTGTCATTTTTTCATCCCATTTAAAAATAGTAAACCAATATGCTCTCTTAGTTCTTCTGTCATCTCGATAAAATACTATTTCATTCAATAAATTATGCTTCTCTCTAAACCATCTAAATGCTTGTGAGTAGGTTGGTGCTAAAACAGTATATTCTCCGTGATTAATGTATTCACATATATCTAATCTTCTACCTGCGTGATAATAAGAAGCCAAACAAGGTTCATCAAATCCAAGTTGCTTCATTCTTAAAGCTAACTCATAAGGTACAAATTCTTTTTCCATAACTTTTAAATTGAATATTTCTCCTGTACTTCAGGTATTGCTGTAAATATTGGCGTTACCTTATACACAGAATTAAGCGTGTAGATTAAATCATATCCTTCATGCTCTTCTTGTTTCTGTATTTCTGATGTATGAAACCATTTACCATCACCATAATTTACAAATAAACAGTTAAACTTTTTAGATAGTTCTAAATTTATAAAAGTATTTTTGGCTTTAAATCCTTTATTAAAACCATTTGGATGATTGTTTTTAAATTTAGTATCTTCTACTTTCTCCAAATCCATACGCATAATAGCATATTTGTCGTAATTAATCATATTTAAAACATCTTTTTTTTTATTATTCTTCAGGATTTAATCTTTCAAATGCAGTATCTTGATATACCCAACTTAATAAATAGTTAGTTGCTCTTTGCCAAGTTCGTTTTAGAAACGGATGCTTTTCGTGTTTTCTTCGTCTATTCTTGTTCATAAAATTCATTAATTAAAGGTTGTAATAATAATGTTATATCTTTTATGTCTTTTGACTTAATACTAAACCATTCATTTTGTATATTATATTTTTTTAAGGAATGTTTTAAATATAATTCACAATCAATTTTATGTATTAAAATAGTTTTTATAAATGGATTTGCATTTTTTAATTGTCTTAATCTTTCAGTCCTATTAATTGTTCTTCCTATTTTAAAATATAATTTTTCATAGTTTGGTAAATTATCCATAATAGCAATATATGTTTCAACTTCTTTTATACTATTCTTGTTCATTTGATTTAAAAGTTTCGTTGTAGTATTGTTCACCTGTTTGTATTGTGTTTACATCACAATTAACATAGTACGCATTAATTATCTGCTCTTTCTCCATTTCTTTGGCTTGTTCAAAAATTTGAATTTCTGATAGCTCACAAGTCCCATTAACAATTTTAATTATTTGGTCTTGAAACCATTCTACTGCTGTCATATTTCTATTCCGTTTTCAGTTAGTATTCCGTTAAATTCTTCTCTGATTTTTTCAAAAGTATCTCTTTCAATATCAGGTAGTTGTTCATTGTATTTAATTTCTCGTTTTAAATATTGAAATAAATCAAATAAGCAAACGTAATAATCTGCTGCTTTTACTGCTCGATTAAATTCTTCGTTATCTTCGGGAAGATTAAATGTAAGTGTTGCTTTCATAGTTTCTCTAATTGTTCTTCTAATATTTCTAACTCTGCTTCGTACTTCTCCATATCATACAATAAGTCATTTACTTTGCAGTAGTATATTTTGCCTTGTAGGTAGTCTATTTCTTGTTCTATTTCGATTCGTGTTTTCATAGGTCTAAATCAATTTTAGTTAACCATTCTCTAAATAATAACTGCAATTCATTTTGTTGCTCCATTGCTTCGTTATATTCTTCTTTTAATACATTTTGATTAGTAAAATGATTGTCTAAGGCTCTGATTGAATTTATAACAGTATTTGCCTTAAATTTAACTTCGTGTCTTAAAGGTACATCTTCGAGTAAGTCTGCTAATACAGGAAGTAAAGCAGTTGATAAAATTAGTTTTTCTTGTGTTTCCATAGTTTTTTTTTACTAATGTAATTCTTTTATTTTATTCTTATAGATTTCGATAATATTTTTTAATTCTTCTTTGGTAAATTTTCGTGTTTTTTTAGCATCTTTTTCAAGTTCTGATAACCAAAAAAATCCATAATAAAACTCTAATTGTTTTCTGTATTCTAATAAATTTCCGTGTAAATGTTGGTTACAATAAACACATTGTGCGTGTACATTCCTTTCATCAAATCTAACTGCCCAATGATTATTTGCGTTGAAAAAGTGTCCAGCATCAAATTTGCTTCCTAAAGGTTTATTACAACTTATGCAAGGTTGGTGTTTATCACGTTCTCGGATGTATTTATTAAAAACTTGCTGTGCTATCTTCAAATAGTCCTGTAATGTCATTAATTCCTCTTTTCGTTGCTTCTGTCGTTTCTTTTCTTCCTTCGCTTTATTCTCCTTCCAAAACACGGATAAACATTCTTCTTTAGTACAGTACTTTTGAAATGATGTATATGGATGAAACTTATCTTGGCAGTTTTTACATTTCTTGCTTCTTATCATTTTAAAATAGTTTTAATTGTTCTTTATTCGTGTTTTCGTAAATATTTAATGCAACTTGTAAAATAGTTTTTCCTGCTTCATAATCAACTAGGTTTCGAGCCATTTTTTGAACAGATTGCTTTCCTTTATATTGTCTAAAATCATAATCGTGAAATTCTGACAAACTATTTATTAAATCTTTTTCTCTTGCTAAATCAGGATTTTTTCTTTCATTTATATCATTTGGTAAAATAAAATTAGACCAGTATAAATGTCTACCTCTTTTTTGAGCTGTTATCAAAGGTTCATAATATGGTATAACATTTTCAATACAATATTTTCCATCAAAAAAATTATCTAAAAATATTATTTCTTGATATAGTTTCATATCTGGGTATTCCATTTTTCTAATTGTTTTCATTGATGTTTGAAATCTGCTATGTGTAGGACAAGGAGGACTACTCCAAATAAAATCAAACTCTTTATAATGGTCAAGCAAGTATTGATGTGCATCTGATACAATCACAATATCATTAGGGAAACGTTCTTGATATAGACGTGCAGCTTCTTCATCTAATTCAACTGCTGTTACTTCTATGTTATCACTTACTTCATCCCACTTATAGCGATTACCACCTAAACAAGCGTATAAGTTTAATATTTTATACTTTTTCATAATTCATATATTTTATCTATTGCTAACTTACTATTTAACTCTAAATTGATTCTTAATAGTTCCGTGTTTTCCTGCATCAACTGTCTATTCTCTGCTTCTAATTCAGATAAAGTTATCCGTACTTGTTCCAAATCATTGCAGATACGTTCTATTCCTTTTCTCTTTTCATCACTCATTTTCTCTAACTGCAATCGTAAAAGCATTTTATTGATAGTTAGATTAATGTTGATTCTTGCTGTTGTTAGTTTTAAATTATCCATATTTCCGTGTTTTAAAAAGTATTTTTTCAATAAATTCTATATGTTTTTGTTTTGTATTTAATTTTTCTCCATATTTAGATATAAAAAATAAATGTTCTTTATCTAAAGAAATATATCTATGAATCAATCTATGTTCATTTTTTGAAATTATAATTATATCTTCTAAATTATCTTCTTTATATGACCAATGATGTAAATGTTGTTCATCTGTTAATATAATACCATTATTTTTTAATTTTCTTCTTATATTAACATATTTAGATGATTTTAACCAAGGTTTTTCTATTTTTAATTTTTTGTTTATTTCTGAATAATTAAGTCTATGATATTTTTCTTTTGCTCTATTTTTTTCTTTTAATTTCCATTCTAAATCAACACTTTTTTTGTCATAATAATTTATACTTTCTTTTTTACAACATTCTTTGCATTTATTAAGAAAACCATCTTTCATTCCTTTGTGCTTGTAAAATTCTGTGGTTAACTTATCAATTTTACAATTAAAACATTTTTTTTCCATATACAAATATAACAATTAAAACGGAAGTTTATCATCAAAGTTAACATTCTGTTGAATAGCAGTGTGAATATTTGTTTCTTTTATTACTTCATTTTGTGGTGATGCGTAAATCTTTTCATATACATTCGGTGCTGGATTATTCTGTTCA